TGCAAAAGCCTTGACACGTTTCCGCACGTCAAAGTTATTTGATCAATCTGGTTTTGGGTGTTGTTGGCGACGAAGTTGATCTTAACCGGAAAAGGGTTGTAAGTAATTCCACCGAACAAGATAGGAACGTCCCAGCCACAAATTGAGAAGTTCGTATTGTTACCGTCGTAGTTGAGAAGATTAAACAACCATATCGGCTTATTCTCTGGCGCGTTCTTTTGCGCTATAAAATTTACGTCTGTTGACTTCACGTTAAAACCTCGACGAGTTCAAAGTTAAAATCATAAAGCCCGTTTGAGTTATTCGCCTGTCCGGCTTTGAGATCATAAGGCAATGAATCGCTTTTGAAGCGCACGTTATATGTGTTCCCGTCGTCAGGGCAAGTCCAGCTAAAAGTTCCATATTGACCAAGGCCAGTATTAAACAGCGCAAGTACAGCCTGAATGTCTGACTGATAACGGTTTTTATAGATCAGCTTGAATGTATGAATCACCCTTGACCTTTGCGGCCGACGCTGTTCATAGCCGTTTTCCATGACGGAAACAACCGTCTGATAGCCTGGGTTAGTCTGCAAGGTGTAATCGGGTATAGGTAAACTCATTGATATTGCCTCATAATGGTTCTTATTTGACCGTTGTTCATAATGTTATTACTGATCGCGTTGGTTATCGCTGTCATGTTACGCATAACGTCGTTCGCGTCCCAAGCCTGAATCACCGGAGTAATGTTGATCTGTGGAGCTTGGCCGCCTTTTGTATTTCCACCGCCGTTGTTTAAGTTGGCCAAGTTCTGCATACCTTGGCGAGATAAGACACCTTCTCCCGATTGAAGAACGGCTGGAACCTCGTCAACTGCAAGGCCGTCGTGAGCAATTACAGGGCCGCCATCGTGAAGTACCATTCCAGCAACGGCCGAAGCCCCAGGGGCCGCGAATGCCGCCGCACCACCACCAAAGGCCGCCAGAGCGCCGCCACCACCGCCCAGGATAGACCAAAGCTTTGACGCCATCCACTGTGTGATCATTTGAGCGATCACGTTTGAAAAGGTCTTTAAAAGAGAGTTGCCAAAATCAGCGAACACTTGCGAGGCCTTCTTCAACTGGCCGGTGAATACGTTGTCAAAAAAACCACCGATAGAAGTTTGAAGGTCGTTCATAATTCCTTTGCCGGCCGCCTGACCCGCTTGTTCCCATTGATTCCATGCGCCCTTTGCTTCCTGAATGGATTGCAAGAATCCGTTCATCAAAGTATTTGTATTGCCGCCATTTCCACCGCCACCGCCGACACCGCTACCAACGCCCTGATTCAGCGACTTAAAAGCGTTTGACGCTTTGCTGAATGCGTCAGTCGCGGCCGCGCCAAAATCTTTCACGGCAGTCGTTGAAGCGGTGATACCAAGACGCCAGCCGTCAGTTGTGTTCGACCAGTCACCTTGTCCGGTCTTGACAATGCTGTTAATGTCGGTCATTTGTTTTGCAATGCCGGCCATGTCTTGACTGGCGAGATTTTGAAAGCCGGTTCTCACGCCATCTAAGTCAGACGCCCAATTCTTCAAAAATGGTAAGTGTGTGATCTTGGCGGCCGCCTCAACGATCTTCTCGATTGAGTCGATAGCCAATTCAGCAAGGCCCGTGAACCCAAGCTTTACACCTATCAGGACAGCCCAAAAGGCCTTCCAGACAACTTCTGCGGCAGAAACTACCGTATCGCTTACAGCTTGCCACTTGGCCATTGCCGCGATCAAAAGCACCACGGCCGCATATACGCCAAGCATGGGCAAAGAGATCGCCACAACTGACGCGGCGGCCCTATTAGCGGCGTTAGCGATAAGTATTTCACCGTTGGCGACTGTGACCTCAACACCGGCCATGAAGGCAAGAGCGCCAGACACAGCGCCAATGCCGGCCGCAAGCTTACCCATCAAAAGAAATAGATCAGCACCGACGCGCAAAGCCTCACCGAATGACTTGACAGCGATACCACCGAATAGAAGATAGCCGCCGGCGGTTAAGGTTGTCTGAACCAGGTTATCACGCTGGGCCTGTGAAAGACTTGCCCAAGCGTCAACGACCTTTGAAACTCTACTCTCTAAATCTTGCATAACCGGAAGCATGGAAGTTGCGACGGAAATACTCATCTTGTCCCATTGTTCGGCCATGTCGTCGATCTCTTGCTTGATCTGTGGTGAATACTTCGACGCTGTATTAAAAGCAAGCAATAGCGGGGCTGTGATGGCAGTCCCCGCTAAGACCATCGCTGAACCTATCTGGCCTATCTCACGTCCCATGCTACGCATAGAACGGCCGGCAGTTTCAAATCCGGCAGACAGATTCCCTGTGACGGTCTGAATATTCTTCAACGCGCCGGCTGTTTCGTCGAGCGCCTTAATATGTATATTTAAATCTTGATCAGCCATTATCTATAAAGTCCATGCTTGACACCTCTGACGAGGTTTTTAGGTTTACGACGTTTGTGTTCTGTTCTACTTTTGCTTTTCGGCATTGCGTTCTTCTTCCTCTCTGATCAGCGTAAAGACTCGATCAATTAGGCCCATGATCTGCCAGAACTTCATCGGTTGATCTAACGAGCCGCCGGCATTAGGTAGAATGCCTTTTTGGTAATCGGCATAACACTTGATATATGCCTTGTGCCATTCCTGGTCAAAAAGAAGGGGACACCTGATAACGCGATAGCCGGCAATGTTAATCGGTTGTAAAGCGTCGTTGTCGTGTCCCCTTAACGTCCTCAACTGTTCGGTACAAGTGTGGCAGTCATAGCCGTTGTGGAATGCGTAGACTGCCGTTGTCAGTTTTTTATTTCTAATTTTCCTTGGAAGTTAAAGTTACTGATCGCGCCAATAACTTCTTGCTGTTCCAAATAAGTAAAGCGATTGAACACGTTCTTGTCGATCAGTTCAATTTCTTCTTTGCCTTCGCCGAGGTTTTCTATCTTAGCGATACCAGCGCAAAAGATCGCTTCCGATTTGGCCAAGGCCTTCATGTTGTCGACCTTGCCGTCCTGGTCTTTCATATCTCCCCAAAGTTCAAGCTTCTTGTCCTGGGAAATATTCTTAATCCAGAATATCGTAGGATTTTCTTTGTCCTCTTTTAATGTAAACTTTACTCTCTCGCTGTTTGCAATGCCTCTAAGCATAGATCACCTCTTTGTCGCTTGGTTCTTATTTGAACAATATTGATACTTCGTCGTCGCCGGCAGACAAGCCCAACTCGAAAGAAGTATCCCTGGTTAAAACGCCAGACGAACTGCCGTCTTGAATGTCGGTCAGTTGTACGTTAGGCGCTGAAATGATGATAATATTTCCAGCAACGGAACCGACTTGCACCGATAAAGTCCTGGGTGTTGAAGACGACCAATCGGTGAATAAGTCATACGCGGCTTGCTGTCCGGCTTCGGGACTGAACTTGCCTTTTGGTTTGCGGCCGGTGATGATACAAGCCTTCAAACCGTTAGGTGACGAAATGTCGTCACGAAGCGCAATAGCATTGGCAATTTCAATGTCAACTTCTTTAATGACGAACTGGCCAGAACTGTTATAGCTGAATGAAGCGTTTTGCACGACCGGCGGCGAAGTGGTTTCATAGGTCGGCGAAGAAGGAATCGCGGCGTCAGTCGGAAGAACATACTGACCTTGACCTTTGATAGACAGCTTACCAACTTGACCGGCCCCAAGTTTTAAAGACCAATCCAGGGCGCACCCTGTGAATTTACGCAAGACGCAAGAACCGGCGTCAAGATCGTAAACGTAGATCGTGCAAGTGGACTGCAAGATCATTTGAGAGGTCGGCTTATAGACGACGCTTGAATTGACAACCGTTGTGACGGCCATCGAACAGGCGCGTAATACAGCGTCGAGCATTGGAGCGACGCCGACTGAACCGCCATTCTTTAATTCCATGTCGAACGCGATCTCGGCGTAACGCTTACCGATGATAGGTGTAATTTGTGAAATATTACCCCTAAGATTATCGCGCTGTAAAACATCGGCCTTTAATCCGATCTTCAAATTTGAAGCCTCGATAGCATTGGCCGCAACCGTAGGGACAGAATCCGTGCCAGGGGTTGTTTCCAATTTTAGAAGGACAATTCGGTTACGAATCAGTTGCATACTTTTTTCTCCTTTTACGTTCTGGTTTGACGGTTCTGTCGATACATTACTTCCACGCTCATAACTGCGTCGCGCATGGGAAAAAATATCTTGCCTGGTACTGTCGACGGAATCTTAACATCAATCACGTCGTTTAATCCATTAAGGTTGCTATTGAGAGTAAGAGCAAGCTTCATGGCGTTAATCATCGTGCCAATGCCTTTTGTAATGCCATCGTCCGTCAACTGGTGATCTTTATTATATTGTTGCACAAATACGCCAACTTTAAAGACCTGAATGATATATTCGTAAGGGTACTTGTATTCAACAACTCTATCAGCACCGAGTTCGACGCAAAGGCAGGGATAGACAATGTTATTGCTTCGGTCGCCTTCATAGATACTGGTGGCCGGAACAATGGACTGGTTCTTTTGCAAGACGGTCATAACGCCGGCGATAACTTGATTGAGTGTCATTTCTTGTCAAGGCCTTTCTCAATTTCGCTGACCAATGCTTGAACTACATCGTCAGAACATTGTTCGATACTGGTCTGCATATAACGGAAAGCTGGAATCTCAACGCTTGGCTTTAACACAAAAAGCGGCGTTAATTGGTTCTCTTTACGTCGACCAGGATTGATACCGAAGATCACACCGTTTAAAATAACAGAATCCGTATAACCAGGGGCCAAGCCATCTTTAAGCTGTTGGGCCGTGAACCTGGCCACGCCAGCGGCCGTTAAAGCGTCACCGATAGGAATGGCAAGATATTGACACTTTGTCGGTGATACTGTGCCGCCTGTTTCTAAAATGTTCGCATAGATCATACGGAACATAGGGTCAGCTTCAACTTCGCCTTCGTTCAGTTCGATCACTTCGGGGTTAGGTGATTGTGCGCCGCTTCCAACTGTGCCGGTCACTTCATCGTTCACAACGTCGACACGCATACCAAGAGAGCGAAGCAAATTTCCTGACCTAACGTGAAGCACACCGCCGGCGACGTTATCCTGTAAAGCACCCAGGGCAATAGTCGCGCCTTTGGTAATGCCTTTAAACAAAGCATTATCGGCCTCTTTGGGGTCTAATGTTTTGAGGGCCGCGTTAATCCTATCCTGTGATTCCTTGTCAATAATTATTTCGAGCATTACATTTCATGGCGATATTGTGCGATCTCGTCCCATGCCTCTTGCATCATTTTCGACGGGTCTTTCTCCCATTCGACCGAACTTAAAAGACCTTTGCTTCTCATGTATTCCAAGCAAGTAACTTTGACAGCGCAATCTTTAAGGTCGTCGGGAATGGTAGCATAACCAGCTTGATAGACGACAAGAATGTTCTCGACGTTGTAATAAGACCAAAGCTTTGAATTGATAAAAATGTCGCCGGCTAATTGAATCATGCCAGGAACTTGATTGCTGACGATGATCTCTGAATAAGCCTTTTGAGTGTTGGCCCCAAATACATAGCTAACGTCGTCCCAAATGCCCAAGGTGACAGGCGAACCGGAAGGGACATTCGTAATATTGCCATAGGCGTCTTGCATTTCACCGTAAGCAGTTGTCGGAGCCTGGCCGGCCGCCCCAAGGTTCTGACCGATGGCGATGATAGGATATTGCTTTAATAAAAGCTTGTTTGTGCCGTCGCCCTGGTAATACTCTTGATAAATGCGGGCATTAAAACGGCGATCACAGAACTTCTCGATCTTGGCAGACGTGCGACGTACTTGTTCATAAATAAGATTGTCCGAGGTGGTATCACTGTCGGGGATATTCAAATATTCTTTAATGTCTTCAACGCCGGTCAATAAGAGCATTTTCTTTCCCCTTGGTTACAAACTCCGCTTGGAGTTCGTTAATAATGTCGAAAAGGCGTTGACCGCTTCGCGTCCAGGTAAATTTCTTATGAATGCGTTCGCTGGCTTTCTTGCCTTTATGCAAAGCAACCGGATAGAAGCGCATGACGGCCGCCATGTTATTAACCACGTCTTGCATGATAGGAACATAGCTTCTGGCCCTGATACCGTATTGTTCGGCCAAGTCTATTTCTTGAATGCTATGCTGAATCTCGAAACCAACTTCGCTGTTAAAATATTCTTGAACGCCGGTGATATTTGTCGCAATGCAAGGCGCACCCGTGGCCATTGCTTCACACAAAGTCAGCCCCCACCCTTCCCCCATCGTCGGAAGAATAAAACAATTTGCCGAGTTATAGAGTTCTCTAAGGCCAGCAATGTCAATTTTACGCGTATCGAAGATAATATTTTCATGTTCCCCCAGGACGGTTATCGTGTCCATCTTCATACCTTTTTCAATGCGCTCGGCCGTGCGTGCTTCGGCGGCCTTGACCTTCTCGTCACACATATTCAAAGCGTTCTTCATCAACTCGGCCGTGTCGACGCGGGGAATCGTCGTCTTAATGTAGACTTCAATTTCCTTCGTCCGGCAGAACATCTTGATCGCCTCTAAGATGAAGGGATAGCCTTTTCTCATGTTCGGCGCACCGACCCACAAAAAACGAAACTTCTTTGTAGGGTGTTCTTTGCGATCATAAAAAGGGAAGTTCTCTGGCTCAATACCTTCCTGGCAAACGTAAATAGGTTTGTTCG